TAGAAAGAGATGCAATAGATTTAGAAGAAGAACTAGGTGTAGAAAGGTTAACAAACCAAAGAGATCAATATGAGCAAGGTACACAAGCATTTGTAGATGCTAATGAAGAACTATTAAACTTTCAGCAAGAAATACACTTTAAAAGGTTAGAAAATGAAAAAGCATTAGCAGATGAGATAATAGCTGAAAATGAAAGAGTTGGTGATGCAATGGTAGATATATTTAACCAAGCTAATGAACAAATTAAAAAGGATAAAGAAAATTTAGATGCCTATAAACTAGAAACAGAACAAAATGTTTTAAATGGTATGCAACAGTTAATTAATGCATTTGAAGCTAGTAATGAAAAGAATGCAAAAAGAGCATTTCAATTAAATAAAGCATTAGCCATTACAACTGTATTAATAGATACTTCTAGAGCTATTATGAAAGCAGCAGCAGAAACTACAGATTTCACACCACCACAAGCATTAAGGGTTGCAAATATGGTAGCAATGGGTGTAGCTGGTGCAGCACAGGTAGCTGCTATTGCTTCACAGAAATTTCAACCTTCAGGTAATGGTGGAGGTGGTACAACACCTAGTGTATCTACAGGAGGTGCAGCACAACCACAAGCACCACAGTTTAATATAGTAGGCCAAAGTGGTATTAACCAAGTTGCACAGGCATTAGGCCAACAGCAACCTGTACAAGCATATGTAGTAGCACAAGATGTAACTACTGCACAACAATTAAATAATAATATAATATCTGCTGCAACAGTAGGTAGATAAAATAAATAAAATGGATATAATAGAATTATTACTAGATGAAAATGATGAACTAACAGGTATAGAAGCGGTTAGCATTGTTGAGAATCCAGCTATAGAATCAGATTTTATAGCATTAAGCAAACAAGAAGTAAAGTTTGCAAAAGTGGATGAAGATAAGAAAATACTAATGGGTGCTGCATTGATACCTAATAAGCCAATATTTAGAAAAAGAAATGATACAATGTTCTATGTGTATTTCAGTAAGGATACAGTAAAAAGAGCAAGTGAATTGTTTTTTATGAATGGTAATCAAAATAATGCAACACTAGAACACAATATGGAAATCAATGGTTTAACTGTTGTAGAATCTTGGATAGTAGAGAATCCTGAAATGGATAAAAGCAAAATGTATGGTTTTGAAGTACCAGAAGGCACTTGGATGATTAGTATGAAAGTGGAAAATGATGAGGTTTGGAATGATTATGTAAAGGAAGGTAAAGTAAAAGGATTTAGTATAGAAGGATACTTTGCAGATAAAGCTAAAATACAGAAACCTAATCTAAAAGCAGAAATGCAAGCTATAGAAGAAGAAGAAGCTGAATATATGTTAAGTAATATTAAGGCACTAATTAGAAAAGATAAAAGAACTAAAAATGGCAAGAAGATTACACTTGAAACATACAAAGATTATCCTTCAGGAGTATCAAATAATGCTAAACGTGGCATTGAACTTAATGAAAAGGTTAATAACAAATGCGCAACACAAGTTGGAAAAATCAGAGCGCAACAATTAGCAAACAAAGAGAATATAAGTTTAGAAACCATTAAAAGAATGTATAGCTATTTATCTAGAGCTCAAGAATACTATGATGAAAGTGATAGTACTGCTTGTGGTACAATTAGCTATTTACTATGGGGTGGTAAAGCTGGTTTAAGATGGGCAGAAAGTAAATTAAAAGAACTAGGTGAAATTAATTTAGCATCAATGGTAGTTAATGAAGATTTTGCAATACTAGATGATAGATTAGCATACAGCACACAAGAAAAGGCAGAAGAAATGGCAAAGAACATAGGCTGTGAAGGTTTTCACGTTCACGAATATGAAGGTAAAGAATGGTATATGCCTTGTGAAAAGCACGAAATGAAAAAACCTTGTCAGGCAGGGTATGAAATGTTAGGTTTTAAAATGAAGAATGGTAAAAGAGTACCTAATTGCGTACCTATAAAATAAATAATATGAAAAAATGGAAAACACCAAGTAGAACTTCACCTAAAGGAACTAAAAGAGGTTGTTTATGTGCAGATGGTAGAAGATATAGTAGAAAATGTTGTGATGGTTCATTACAAGCACAAGGCATAGGTTCAATTACAGGTTTAGGTGTACTGCTTACTGAAGCAGGCGGTAATTTATTACAAGAAAATGAACAAAATATAAATTTATAAAAATGGGAAAAAAAATAAGTCAATTAACAGCAGTAACTGCATCAAGTTTAGATGGTAGTGAACCAATAGCATTAGTACATTCATCAGAAACTAAAAAAGTAAGTGCAAATGAATTACAGCACTATATAGTAAATCATTTAGATCCAACACCATTAACAGTAAGTGTATCAGGTGGAACAATAGATTTAAATGATTCAACTTATGATGAAGCTGAAATTATTGTATTAAGTTGGAGTGGAGCAAATGGCACAGTAGAATTAACTTTGCCTGATGCAACTGATAGTAAAAATTTAAACAGAGCTAAAAGAATTATTTCAGATTCAACATTTGCAACTGCTACTCACGCTGATTTAACACCTAGAGCTGGTCAAACATTAGATGGAAGTTCAAGTGCTTATAGAATAAATAGAGCTTATGAAGGTATAAAAATATGGTGTAATGGTACAGAGTGGTTTATAATACAAGCTAAAGCATAATTTTTTTTGCAAAAACACATAACACTTTGCACATTTTTCTACATTACTAATAAATCTTATTATGAAAGCAAACGACATACTAAACAAAATCAAAAATATTGTTGGTGTAGAACTTTCTGAAGAAAAAGTAGAACTAGCTGAAATTAGTTTAAAGAATGGTACATTATTAGTATCAGAAGAATTTACCAAAGGAAATGCAGTATTTATCAAATCAGAAGATGGTGAAATGGCATTACCAGTAGGTGAATATGAACTAGAAGATGGTAGAACACTTTTTGTAATTGAAGAAGGTATCATTGATAGTATTGGAGAAGCTGCTGCTGAAGAAGCAGAAGAAGAACTTTCTGAAGATACAGTTGAAGAAACTACTGAAGAAAAAGTAGAAACTGAATTAGAAGAAGAAGAAATGCAATATGTAACTAGAGAAGAATTTGCGCTAGCATTTGAAGAAATCAAAGCAATGATTGAAAAATTAGGTTACAAGGACAAAGAAGAAGAAATGTCCAAAGAAGAAGTTGTTGAAACTAAAGAAGAATTATCTGCAGAGGTTGCTGAACCAATTAAACACAATCCTGAAGCAGAAACAAAGAATGTTCATTTTACAATAGCTGGTAAAAGAACTGAAACAACAAAAGATAGAGTTTATAACAAAATATTTAATAATAACTAAACAATAAAAAATGGCTACTACTACAAGTATAACAAGTACATATGCAGGAGAATTTGCTGGTAAGTATATTGCTGCTGCATTACTTTCTGGTTCTACTATTGAGAATGGTGGAATTGAAGTAAAACCAAATGTAAAGTATAAAAGTGTAATTAAGAAAGCTGCTACTGATGCTAATATCATCAAGGATGCAACTTGTGATTTTACAGCTACAGGTACTGTTACATTAACTGAAAGAATATTACAACCTGAAGAATTTCAAGTAAACCTAGAGTTTTGCCGTCAAGATTTTAGAGATGATTGGGAAGCTGTACAAATGGGATATTCAGCATACGATAATATGCCACCTAAATTTTCTGATTTTATCATTGGCCACGTTGCTGGTTTGGTAGCAGAAAAAACAGAGCAAAATATCTGGGAAGGTGTAAACGCTAATGCTGGTGAGCACGATGGTTTAGTAACACTTGCACTAGCTGATGCTGATGTAATTGATGTTGCTTCACACGCTGCTGTAACTGCTGCAAACGTAATTGATAAATTAGGTTCTATTGTAGATGCTATTCCTTCTGCACTTTACGGTAAAGAAGATATGTACATTTACGTATCACAAAACATTGCTAGAGCATATGTTAGAGCATTAGGTGGATTTGGTTCATCTGGATTAGGTGCTAATGGTGTTAACAATCAAGGAACACAATGGTGGAATAATGGTGCATTAACATTTGATGGTGTTAAATTATTTGTTGCACAAGGTATGAATGATGATACTGCAATGGCTGCACAGAAATCTAACCTTTACTTTGGTACAGGTTTACTTTCTGATCACAACGAAGTTAAACTTCTTGATATGAGTGATCTTGATGGTTCACAAAATGTAAGATGTATTATGAGATATACATCAGGTGTACAATATGGAATAGGTTCTGATATAGTATTATACCACGCCTAATTAACTAATTAATAACAAGGGGGCTGAAATGCCTCCTTAATTTAAATTTAAAGATTATGGCTTGCGATTTAACAAGAGGTAGAAAAGTTCCTTGTAAAGATGTTGTTGGTGGTTTAGTTAGAGCTTGGTTCGTAGATTTTGGTGATTTAGGAACAGTAACAGAAACTGCTGATGAAATAACTGATTTATCAGGTACTTTTACTGCATATCAATATGATTTACACGGTGCTAATTCTTTTGAACAAACAATTACAAGTTCAAGAGAAAATGGTACTACATTTTTTGAACAAAGTATTAGTTTACAATTTCCTAAACTATCTAAAGAAGATAATGCTGAATTAAAGTTAATGGCTTATGGTAGGCCACATATCTGTGTAGAAGATAGAAATGGTAATTTTATGCAATTTGGTTTGGTTCACGGATGTGAAGTAACTGGTGGTACTATTGCTAGTGGTTCTGCATTTGGTGATTTAAGTGGTTACACATTAACCTTTACAGCACAAGAAGCTAAACCTGCTAACTTTATTTCTGGTGGTACTGCTGCTGACCCTTATGCAGGAATGAGTAGTGCAACTGTAACAGTAACAGTAGGAACTAATAGCTAATATAGGCACTTCATCACAGAGTGTGATTCATAATATATAGTTGATTGTAGAGGGTGGGTTTAATAGCTCACCTTCTTTTTTTAAAAAATTATGCAGATACTAACTGAAACAGGCACAAGAAACATTAACTTTATACCACGTGAAACAATAAGTGGTACAAAAGTTTATAAGTTAGTGATTAAATCTGAAGGACAAAATAAAGTGATATTAGAAGATACAGCAGCAACATTTACAGAATTGGATTACTATTATCAATATAGCACTACACAAACACTAAAAGAAAACAACTATTATACAATTACCATAACAAACACTACAGATGGAATTGTTATATTTAAAGATAAAATGTACTGTACAGATCAAACACTATCAGATTATGAAATTAGTAATGGTGTTTATATAGAACAAAGTACAGGAGATAATGAATTTGTAACCTATGGATAATTTACATTTAATACAATTAAATCAATATGAAAGGCCTGCTATCACAGAGGAAAGAAACAGAGATTGGGTAGGAATAGGTGATAACAATGATTACTATCAATGTTTGATAGATGCATATATGGAAAGCACAACAAACCAAGCTACTATTAATGGTATTGTAAATATGATTTATGGTAAAGGTTTAGATGCTACAGATAGTAATGAAAAACCTGAAGAATATGCACAGATGAAGCAGCTACTTACACCTAGCTGTATGAGAAAGGTTTGTAATGATTTAAAGTTATTAGGTGAAGCTGCTATTCAGGTATCATATAAAGGAAATAAAGTAGGTTCATTAACGCACTTTCCTAGAGAAACTTTAAGAGCTGAAAAGATGGATGCTAATGGTGATATTAAGAATTATTACTATGCACCTGATTGGACTAAAGTAACTAGAAATAGTAAACTAACTAAATTTCCTGTTTTTGGTAGTGGTGCTAAAAATGAAATATATATTATAAAAAGATTTGTGAGTGGTTATTATTATTACTCACCAGCAGATTATCAAATATCATATGCAGTACTAGAAAAAGAAATTGCAGATTTTTTGATTAATGATGCACAATGTTCATTTTCAGGAACAAAAGTAATTAACTTTAATGGTGGAATACCTGATAGAACTAAACAGTTAGAAATTAAAGAACAGGTAATGGGTAAACTTACAGGTTCTTATGGTGAAAAGGTTATAGTAGCATTTAACAACAATGCAGAACAGAAAACAACTATTGAAGATATACCATTACCAGATGCACCACAACATTATGAATATTTAAGTGAAGAATGCCAAAGAAAGATACTTTTAACACATCGTGTAACATCACCATTATT